AAGCATCCCAATAATGTCACAAAAATAAGTTTTTAAATTTATGATTTCGGGAGATGTCGCATCAAATTTCAAATAAAAAAGCCTCGACCATTCAGCCAAGGCAAATCCCGTCGTCACGGGTGGAAATTGATGATTCCCAGGACAAAGGTACTACTTATTTCTACCGATGTATATAAAATGAGAAATTATTTCTATTCTATCGAACTTTTCAGATTCTCATTAGTAATAGTAGATAAAGGACAAAAGAAATGCCCCTACTTTCACAAGCAGAGGCACCCAACGTTTTTTTATTATGAATCTTAGTGTTATTTTTTAGTAGTTATTTCTTTCTATTCTTACGGAGTAGCCAGACAATTATAATGATCAAACCAATAATTACGCCTATAGCTATTTCTCCGACTTGTAGCTTAACAGATTGCCACCAAGAAAGTTCACGTTCGACTGGGAATGGTACCTGTATGCTATCTGTTCGACTTACATACATCGTATCAATTAGATTCTTGTACTTATACAGGTATCTGTCTTTATAGATGAGTACAGTATCTCCCTTATGATCAACGTAGATGCTGTCTCTCTGATAGATGCTGTCATGTTGTATCTTGCTAATGTAGATACTATCATGCTTTACTGTTTCAATCGGAATATGTCGGATACTCCGACAGGATGAAAACCATATTGCTGACGTCAGCAATATGATCAGGAAGTATATTAGCCGTCTCATGGTCGAATGACTGTATTGCGCAAGAAGTTGGTAAACTCAGAACGTACATCAAAACAGGGGCACGCTTTGATATATTCTGCCGGTTCGACTTCACCTGATCCGTCTATATCCGGCGAAGTATCTCGATGTCCGAGAACCTCGATAATATCATACTCCTTGCAAAGTTCTGCAACTAGTTGCCGCAATGTTGCCTTTTGCGATGGCGTCCGTGTATCTACGGGTTTTCCATTTGCATCCAAGCCGCCGATGTAGCAAACACCGACACTATGTTTATTGTAAGATGATTCGCTAAAACCTTTCGTATTACAGTGCGCCCCGTCAACCGTTAAAGATCGCCCTTTTTCTATCGTGCCATCAATCCGAATAACATAGTGATACCCTATACCATTAAATCCGCGCGCCCGGTGCATACGATCAATATCTTTTGCAGTTAAATCCTGCCCGGCACGTGTTGCTGAGCAATGGATGATAATAGCATCAATAGTTTTCACTTTGCACCTCCTTTTTGTAGATAGTTTGTTAAATAGGGAATATTTTTTATAAACTCAACGCTCAGCACATAATGCAGGAAAGCTACTACCTTATAGCCATTGCTAGTGTTGGGTAGAATTTCTTTGATATTCCTTAGAATATTTACCCCGTAGAAATAAAAAACACTGTACGTAATAAATGAGACACATTGTAGTGCACCTTCCGGATTGCCTTTGTGTTCACCAATAAAGTAGATGAAGCTAACCAAGGCAAAGAAAATAGTTGCTTCTACAATACATCTCCAAGCCTTTTTAAAGGAAAAGCTTTCATGATTGATAAGGAGTGCAGTAAGCAGCCCACAAATGAAATTGAGGGCAAATACAGCAATAAGACTTTTGATCTCCCCAGAAATAGGATTAAGATAAGCAGCTATGCCGGTAATCAATCCAATAAGTAAGTTTTTGAAATAATCCATAATCATTTATCTAAAATATTAATACTTCATTTCAATACCTCGCTACAATCATCAATAGCAGTATGGAATACCTGTTTCACTTCCTCGGGAGTCAGCCCGTGATCCTCATGTAGAGAAAATCCAGTCACCCCGTTTTTCGATATATTAAAGAATCCGACAACTGTTTCATCATTAGAAATTTCAGCTGTGACATCTTTTACAGCCTCAGTGCCGCGAGTTGACATCCTGTACTTGATCTTGATATCTGCAGTAACCTTTGATACTGCTGTACTGTTAGTTGCTTTAATATTCATTCTTTACCTCCTTTTTCTATTAAGTCATAAATCTGTCCATAAACGCCAGCGGTGAAAAATTCCGCACAAATCTCCTTTAGGAGAGTAGCATCGTCTGTTTCAATATCAAGCATACCTCGATTGTTGATAATCTGCTGCAGCATTTTATAAGCACGTAATTTTTTAGCCATATCCATACCTAGTTGAGCATTCATGCCGGTAGCATACAAGGCTTCTGAGATCATATCACGAAGAGATTTCTTCCTCTCCTTACCATCGACTAATTCAACTGCTTCTTGACCTTTGTGATCGAGTAAGTTTCGGTTTAAATTTACTTTCATAATTATACTTTCAAAATTAATATTGTGAACATTCTACAATCATTCCTTTTATAATGTGAATCTTCATGTCTTTAGAGGCAATACCTTCTAACTGATTATTTTTAAGTCCATAAAGCCATGCATCCGAAACGACTGAAACTGAATTCCCGCTGTTGTCTTGAGGGAAAAATCCTTTGGCGGAAACGTCGCCTATCACATGTACATTACCATCGAAGAAACCTGCATAAATATAGTTTGATGGATAAGTCGGATTTGTCTTTGATGAACCATATATCGCCGCACTACCACCTGCATTTGCTCCGATTGCTGCTACTCCAAAGCGCCCGTCTGTAGCGGGATTGAAGATCACATTAACAACGCCCTCTTTAGATGTTCCTGATCCTAATTTTAAGCTACGTGATGTCCCACCAAAATAATCGGAACGTGTCCAGATAAGACGTCCTTTTTCAATAGTAAATCCACCAACAAATCCAACCTCAGCATCAATTCGTCGTACTTTAATCAAGTCAGTATTAAGATAACCTCCTATGATAATAGTACTACCGAGCTGCGCAGCTTCAACGGCATCTTTAAAAGCCAATCCGCCTAAACCGTCTCTGTCTACTTTAGAATTAATCACTGTCTGCAGATCACTATGAAGCGCAGTAATAGTAACAGCACCTTCCAGATTGATCTTAGATGAATGGATTGTTGTTGCTCCGCCCGCCTGGTTGATATAAGATATAAGCGTATTACCATTTTCCAGCTCCTTAGAAGCGTATATCTTGTTACCGTCTGCCGTGGTAATCCATCCGGCTGTATCAATACGTTGTGTAATGCTATCTACACGTGTTACTTGTGCGGATATTCTATCGCTCAGTATATCTAATTCTGCCTTGTTATCGTCGGCGAACTGTTTGAGCGCATCCTGTATTGATTGATTAGCTGCTTCGACGGCTGTATTGAAACTGGCTAAAGTTGAGTTAAAGAGAGCGAATTTATCATCAACGTTTTTTTTCTCCGCAATAGTGGTCTGCCCGTCAGCAATAGCAACGTTGATTGCTGCGAGGAGATTGTCGATAGCCCCAAAGAGAGAGATTTTAGCATTGAGTAGGTTAGTCTTAGCAACACCAACCAAGTATGTATTTACATACAGCTTATTATATGTAGCTTCTACAGAGGCTTTCGTGTTCTTGACTGTATTGATATATTTCTCAATAGCTTTAGCTTCTGCTTCTGATATAATACCGTCAGCAAACGCACCGTCGATATAATCATGTAAATCACTAACATCACCGTTTACTTTTTCAGCGGCTTTTGCGGCATCCGCCGCATCCTGTAACGCTTCCAGTGCTTTTTTCATAGCATCATCGGCGAAAGACTTTAACTTGTCCTGTATGGACTTATTAGCTTCTTCGACAGCAGTATTAAAGTCAGCATAAGCATTGTTGAAGCTTGCAAACTGTGTATCAACAGCCTGTTTTTCGTCTGGAGTAGTAAGCTTGTCTGCAATGGCGGTATTTATTGCATTTATCAATCTTTCAATGCTTCCCATCAGCGTAACCTTTGCATTAAGCAGGTTTGTTTTTGCGACTCCGGTTAAGTATGTATTTGCATATAGTTTGTTGTATGTTGCTTCTACAGCTGCTTTCGCATTATTTACAGTGTTGATGTACTTTTCGATAGCACTAGCTTCCGCCTCGGATATTACACCGTCAGCGAATGCACCATCTACATAATTATTTAGATTGGATACTGCATTGTTTGCTTCACTGGCACTCTTGGCTGCCGCATTGGCTGCTTCCATAGCAGCAGCGGCCTCTCTTAATGCTTCTTCTGAATAACCTTTCAAGGCATCGTGTATCGCTTTATTTGCTGTTTCTACGGCGGCGGTGAAGTCGGCATACGCAGAATTAAACAAGACATACTTATCATCAACGTCTTTCTTTTCTGCAACAGTTGTCTGTCCATCCGCAATAGCATCATTGATAGACTTGATAAGGCTCTCAATGCTTCCCATCAGCGTAACCTTTGCATTGAGCAACCCGGTTTTGGCCGTTCCTGAGAGATAAGGATTTACATACAGTTTATTGTATGTCGCTTCTACAGCCGCTTTCGCATTATTTACAGTGTTGATGTACTTTTCGATAGCCTTAGCTTCTGCCTCAGTAATAATACCGTCAGCAAATGCACCGTCGATATAATCATGCAGACCTCCAACAGCATCGTTTGCATCAGCTGCAGACTTCTGAATAGAATCAATCAGATCACTAACTTCAAGCCATTCCTCCAAATTTTCTAATCCGGAGGATCCTGCCTTAATTTGAATGTTTCCACCTATTTCTCCTTTTATCAAGTCGAAATACGTCTTTCCATCCGGTGAGATGATTCGTTCTGTTGTTACGCGGCCCGGCAGAATTTCTGTGAATCCATACAACTCAACGAAGCTGCGCTCACCTTCATACTCACTGTTTAGGATGCCGGTTAGTAGGTGATAATATCCTGCTATCTGTTCCATTTTGATAGCTGTTTCACTAAGAAGGAATGTGCCGGTCTGATTCTCCTTGCTGCATACAGCATACAGATAATATTTCTTCTCTGGGGCAATAAGCGCCGGAGAATTATATTCAGCCATATCCCAAAATTTGTATTCCTCCGGTTTATGTTCAGAGGATACTGATTTTATCCCTAGCGTCATGTGTTGGATAATGCCGGCAGGCGAGTGTAGAACCTTTGTGCTGGTGTTGTAAGTGATATTATGCGATACTTGTACCGGAACCGCTTTTGATCTAACAAAACGGAATTGCAAACTTTCATCGCCTACAAGTAACTGCATCGTTTGTATCGTGATGGGGTTGATTGATCCGGAGAAGTTCAATAAAGCATCTTCAAGCATAGACATAGTTTCCTTTGCATCACGAAAACGGCGCTTGGTAAATCGCAAAGAATCTTTATACTTGATATCTACGTCAACTTCATTTGTCTCGATTTTATCTAGTTCGCTGGTTACGGACGTACCAACTGGATCATTTGATAATTCTATTTCCGGAGAATAGGGATTGTTCACATAACGCTTGATTCCTATCATACGAATAAGCGAACCTTCCGGATGAAATTGGCTATCGGAGAAGTTTACATAACCGCCTAATACAATTTTACCGCCTATCTTTAGCCAACGTTTCTTTGCCCAAATACCGTCCAAGGTCCCGGTAAAAGTGAATTGCTTATCTTCATGCTCAAAGAGATATTTAGCAGCTTCCTTGAATACTTCCCAGCTCGCACCTGTCTGCTCTTCATCATTACAGATATATGAGTTCGGTAACTGAATGCCAAATACTGCGTAAGTATCGCCTGTCTTAGGATGCCAAACATCATGTTCCGGCATAGTGATACCGTCGATCTCCTGTGGAACTATTTCAAAACGTCTACCTGCTTTCTCTATTTCTCCATCCTCTTTAAGAATGGGCTCATGGATATACTTGACTTCAAACTCTTTGCCTGTCAGTATACCTGTTTGGAAGATGACGGTCATGGTCTCTCCGGCTATCAGACATTTCTTAAAATCAAGATCGTTAGGTATATCGCTATCTACAAAGTCATAGAAGTTATTCTCCTTATTAACCTCGATAACAGAGCTAACAGTACCAACACGAGAAGGATAGATTGCAGTGCAGTCTAGACTATCCTCTTTACCTGTAACCAAGGTCTTGTCAGCACGCATGACACAGGTTCCGTCTGCATCAGTTATATACGTTCTACCTTCATAATGAAGGGTCTTAGATTTGGGTAGTAACAGATATTTAGCTCCGTATGTCGAGTAGTTGATATTTCGATCAGAAGTTTCTACTAGGACAATTTCGGGCGGTATATCTCCGGATTCCCGACCAACACCAACCTTGAAACCATGGCCTTTACCATAAGACAGCTTCAAAGGATTATTCTTGTTATATTCAACTTTACGAAGATGAACCGTCTTTCCAGTAATCTGCCATTCCGTTTCATACGTATCTGCAAGTTGATTAAGGGCATCAAGAATATATGTGTGATTGTAATTGATTACTTTCTCCGTTCCCTCTATGCAATCACCGACTTTCCAGCCCATATCACGACGATTTAGGTTCTCGACGAGTAATCGTAGGTGTTCATGTGCTTTAGCTGTATATGCGAATTTGATGCTGTTATCTGCAATGTGACGAACTTTCCACATCATAGCATCCGCTTTAGCTGTTTCAAGGATAAGTGTATATTCAAAGTTGCGCTCACCTTTCTTCTTGAAATTACTATCTTTTTTGAGAGAATAACGCTTTCCGTAAAAGTCGCACCAAGTTCCGACCGGTATTTCTAAGTATCCCGGATAGGAAAAATACAAATTAAGTGTATCTTCCGCCATGATCGCTTCGTAAGAGTAACTTTCGTCCTTTACATCGAGCTTTATTTCCTTATTATCACTATATAAAATTATCATATCATCTGATTAGAATTATACTCTAAAATATAATCAGGTATGTATTTTTAATTCATTTTTTAGCTCAAATATGTTTGATAGGAGTGAGGATAAATCTTGGCTTTTGGAATAAGTTCTCTCGGAACTAATGCTATTTTATTAGAGAATCAAAATTTAGGACAGAATGGGTATCTCAAATTGTCAAATGGATTATTGATTCAATG